CGCATTACAGGAGATGGCACAAGTGCTGCCTCTACACGATTTACCAGTCAATCTAAAGCCTTTGGTGGCTGGACTGGTGCTTCCGCGTTTGCAGCCAATATAGTTCAAATTATGAATTACTCAAACTCAACAACTTACAAGACAGCATTAACCAGAGCAAATCCAGTAGATGACCGAGTTGCTGCTTATGTTTCTTTGTGGCGTTCTACCTCAGCCATTACTTCAATAAAACTAACGCTTGAAGGTGGCGCGACAAATTACTACACATCGGGCAGTTCGTTCACCCTCTACGGAATCAAGGCGGCATAATGGCAGCGACATTCACCAAAATTGCTACTGTTACTGTTGGAAGCGGTGGGGCTAGTTCGATTGAATTTACAGCAATTAGCGCGTCATATACAGACCTTCAAATTTTAGTATGTTCACGAACTAATAGGTCTGCAAGTGTTGATGATTCAATAAAACTAGAGTTTAATGGTGTTACGACAAACCTTTCGTCAAAAAGATTATTAGGTTCTGGAAGTGCGACATCCTCTTCATCTTTTGGTTCAAATATCTATTACACGGGAATCGGTGCATCAACAACTTCTTCAGTTTTCGACAATGTTTTGATTTATATTCCAAATTATGCAAGCAGTAATTATAAATCTGTTTCAATAGACAGCGTTACAGAAAATAATGCAACCGAAGCATATGCTCAATTAACGGCTGGTCTGTGGTCATCTACTTCGGCAATAACTTCTATAAAATTATTGCCAAATACGGGTCCGAATTTTGTTCAATACTCAACCGCAACCCTTTACGGAATCAAAAACAGTTAGGAATAATATGCCAACAAAAATCGTAGTGGACTGCTCAACAGGCATTTCAACTGAGGTAGAACTTACCGCAGAGGAAATTGCACAGATGGAAGCAGATGCAGCAAAAGCGGAAGCAAATCGCAAGGCAGCGGAAGAAGAAGCTGCACTCAAAGCAGCACAAAAGGCTGAATTGCTTGAGCGTTTGGGCATTACAGAGGACGAAGCAAAACTTCTACTTGGATGAAACCAAAACTTTGCGCAGCCGGTAAGACATTACGCGAACAAATCGATGATGCTTTCCTTGACAGAGATCGATCTTCGGACGGATGGATTGGAGATGCCCGTCATTCGGCTCGCGTGTCTGACCATAATCCTGATGCAAATGGCTGGGTACGTGCCATTGACATCGATAAGGATTTACGATCCCACAAATCAGCGGCGTTCGATCTTGCGGATCAGTTGCGTATATGTGCAAAAACCGACAAACGGATTAAGTACATAATCTTCAATAAAAACATTGCATCACAAAAATCAAAGTTTGAATGGAAGCCATACACCGGATTAAATCCGCACGATCATCACATTCACATAAGTTTTACTGAGTTGGGCGATAACTCGATTGCTCGATTTGATATACCAATGCTAGGAGGAAAAGGTGAAAACGGAGAATCTAATGAAAGCGTTCCAGTCATACAGTCGTGCTCTCTTTGTGGCTGTAATAAGCACGTATCTCGCTAACCCAGACGCCAGCATCAAACAAATCGTCACAGCAGCTCTTGTGGCTGTCGCTGCACCAATTCTTCGAGCCATCAATCCAGATGACAAGGATTTTGGCGTGGGGGCAAATGACAAATGGGTGTAAAAGACTGGGCACCGATAGCGGCTTCGATAGCCGGTACTGCTGCTGCTCTCTTTGCCGGGTTGAGGTTCTTAATCAAGTCATACCTTCGGGAACTGATTCCCAATGGTGGCAATTCGATGAACGACCGAATCCGTAGGATTGAGGACACGCAGGTCGAAATGCTGGCACTACTCGGATCAGTAGTAAAATCCTCCTATGCCACCAAAACGAAAAAAGGTCGCAAGAAAACGGCGCGGCGCTAAAAACCAAAACATACTCACTGCTATTGACGTTTATGCAATAGCGCAAAACGAGTATTACAACGCGCTACTAAATGCCGGATTCAAACACGAAGTGGCTATGGCTTTTGTTATGGATAAGGATGCTTTGCCTAACTGGATGATTCCAAATCCACCATCCGAACAAATTCCCATCTATGATCCTGAAGATGATGAGGATGACGATTAAAGAATCCGAGTTATTTGAAAAACTCAAAGGGTATTTTCCCGACCTAGTTAAGTCAGAACAGTTTGATAAATGGGATTGCTTTACCGCCGAACATAACACCATCATCGAACTCAAATGTCGTCACACGCACTACGATGAACTTTTGATTGAACGACCCAAATGGGATGCATTAGCCAATAAAAGGGCTTCAGAGGCTCTAGGAACGCTTTATGTCTGCTCCACACCAAAAGGTACGTGGGCTTGGAATCTAGGGGCTATAAACGCTCCAGAATGGCATTTAAAGCGCCTTCCACGAACCACAGAGCACGTAGGTAGGGATTGGATTACAAAGGAGATTGGGTATCTCCACATTAAGGATGCGACACGCGTTCATTTCCCAGAATAGACAAATTCGAATTCGAGGAGTTTAATTCCATTTGAAATTCCAATTCGGGGTTTCAGAATGGGAGCAAAATGCCAATTCGGTTTGATGAAGAATCGGGTGCATATTCGGACGGAAAACGGTTCGTTAAAGCAGCTGTGATTCGCAAATACACACGTGAAAAGTTGGGTAAACCGCAACTGCGTGGTCGGTTAAAAACAGCAGACATAGAGTCATTTTGGTTAGACACGTATCAGGTGGCTGATCACTATGAGTGACTTCTTTCAATGGCATATGGCTGATCAATTAATTCTAATACTTTCGGTGTCTTTCATAATGCACCGAATTTACGTATGGGGTCACGCAAACGGATATAGAGATGGGAGTAGAGATGCGAACAAGTATCGAATCACTAGCAATCGAGCAGTTAAATGAATCCATATCTGCGATTGATAAAAGGTCAGACACACACGGTAGTGCAGGGCGCACTCTCGTACGTGCCGCCAAAGTCTGCCGGACTCTTGGTTTGGATTTCAGACACCCATCTGACTTGGCGCTGTGTCTTGCAATCCTCAAAATCGCACGAATCACAAATGGAGATCGTTCACATTTCGATTCGTATGTCGATGGCGCTGCATACGTTGCGCTGGCTTCCGCGATCCAAATGGGAGAGTTTGGAGATTGGGAGGATGATGTCACTGACTAGAAACACCAACCGTCATCAATATTGCGATTACTGCAAATTGCGGTGGGGTCAGTACAAAGATGGATCTTGGCACATTAAGGCACAAACGCCAGCAGTGTGGCGATGTGAATCAGTGATGCCGGGAAGAAAAGGGCGAGTGCGGTTTTATTGCCAATCTTGCGCCGATGAGGTTCAAAACTGGGATGTCAAGGTAAACGATCGTGGAGATCTTGAAACCGAGTTTTGGCTGCTAAAAGAGCAATTGGAGTACGCAAAAGGACAAGGGAGATTAGAAGATGTTCGATCCATCGACTTATGAAGCAGTAGTTACACGATTTGCAAGATTCAGAGAACAATTTCCAGATTACCGATGGTACTCGTGGATTAGTAGAGAGTTCACAAATGACAAACAATGGGTCGTTATCGGAGAGTTATACAGAACAGAAGCCGATCAGAAACCTTTCGTTACTGGACTTGGTTTTGAACCGGCACGGGATGAGTATTCTCTGGCTAAGGCTGAAACTTCGGCTCTCGGACGTTGCCTATATGCAGCTGGGTTTGCTGCTAAACCGCTTGGCTCGGTCGATGTGGAAAAGCCGCGACAAGTACTACGTGCAGTGCCACCAGTTTCAGAAGAAGTACAAGAAAAGCCGGTGGCAAATAAGCCTGAACCAGTTCAATGGGATGTTGCAGAAATCGCGCAAGCGCTAAACGCTGAAGTGATTGCAACCGATGAAGTTTGTTTTCACGGTGCGATGATTCTCAAACAGGGAATGGGAAAAACGGGTAAGCCATATCACGGTTATATCTGTATCGAGAAGAACAAAGCCAATCAATGTCCGCCACGTTGGTATAAACAAGATCCAACAAACGGCAAATGGACACCGCCACTGACAAGGGCAGATGTCGAATGAATATGCCAATAGGCGCTCCACATCTTGATGGCGTGGTGATTTTTAAATGTCGTAGATGCAAGAACAATCGACCGCATCGCATTTTGGATCGATATAACTATCAAGATGAGCTGCTGTATCTTCTAATGTGTGAAAACTGCGAAGATGGAAACATAATGAGGGCATCGGAAGAATTGAAGGACTTATGGGTAGATCTTCAACTCTGCAAATGTGGTAAATACAAGTTAGGCGAGCAAGTTTGCTTGCAGTGTAAATTGAACGAGGGGGCACAAAATGAACGATTTGAAAAGGCTCGCACTAGAGTTGGCGGCTGCGAGTGTAATCGCCGAGGCTGCGAAGGCTGCGAAAGACCGTCTTAGGGCTGAATTCTATGATGCAATGGCTAATACCGGAGCAGATGCGGTAAAAGCCAAATTGGGCGATGAGGACATAGCCAAATGCGTACTCATAGAGCCAGAAGCAAAGGCAACAGTATTTAACGAAGATGCTTTTGCACAGTTTGTTGAATCCATCGAACCTCATTCGATTGTCAGTAGGGTGCGTGAACAGGCTCAAATACGCATACTTGCAGACATCGAAGAACACGATGGGCAAGCGATTCACAAGCCAACTGGACAGATAGTTGAGGGGATTCAATTCGTTTCTCGGATACCATTTGTTCAAACAAAGTTCACTAACGAAGGCAAAGAAAGGCTAATAGAAGCATTTAGAAGCAATCAAATTGCAACGAAAGACATTCTGAAGGAAATCGAATAGTGCCTATTTATGAGTTTGAGTGTGAGTATTGCCAAATTACATTTGAAGTCGAATTGAGCATTTCAGAGGATCACAAGATTGGATGCCGTATATGCGGATTAACAGCCAAAAAGACATACAAGCCGATAGCAATTCATTTCAAAGGAACTGGTTGGGGTAAGGATTGATGCTTATTTTCGACTTCTTCGCAGGAACTGGATCAGCAACTAAAGCATTTGAAGATCGAGGACACAGAGTCATAAGGGTTGAATTAATATCAAAATATAATGCTCACGAAAAAGATGTTTTAGCTTTAAATGCTAATGATTTGATTAAAAAATACGGTCATCCAGATTTCATTTGGGCTTCACCACCTTGTACAACTTTTAGTGTTGCAAGTTGCCCAATATATTGGCATTACGTTGACGGCGTATTAACACCAAAAGATGACCGGGTATATCACGGTATTGCAATGGTTAAAAAAGCAATATCACTCATACAGGAAATCAAACCCAAACTTGGTTGGATAATCGAAAATCCACGTGGAATGTTGAGAAAAATGGATTTTATGCAAGATTTACCACGTAGAACAATAACTTACTGTCAATATGGTGATTTCAGAATGAAACCAACAGATTTGTGGGGAGTTGTTCCGAATTGGGTCGAACGTCCAATGTGTAAGCCAGGGGCAGATTGCCACGAAAACAGTCCGAGAGGTACAAATACAGGAAATCAGAGGTTAAGTAGAACAGCACGTTCAATGATTCCATATCAATTAGGAGAAGAAATCTGTGTTGCACTTGAATAGACTTGACAACGCTGGTACGCTCGCCACGCCGCCGTCGGCTGAAAGGCACCGACGGACAAGCGTTAGAGCTTGGGGCACGGGTGTGTTGATGTTAGCCATCAACCTACTGCCAATTCAGAGCGCAGGAGCGCTCCAAAAAGAATCATTACTTCAATGGAAAATGTATGCTTTTGAAAAACTTGGATCGTGGTCTGAGTTTAGTTGTTTAAATTATCTCTACACTCGAGAGAGCAATTGGAATCCACAGGCGCGAAATGGTAGCCACATAGGAATCCCACAAGGTAGAAGTAAATGGCTTGCTACTGTCGGTGCTTACAAGCAAATCGACTGGGGCATCAAATATATTCAACACAGATACAATGGTGATGCTTGCTTAGCGATGAAACATTTTAATGATAAAGGTTGGCATTAATGGCACGTGAGTATGACTCAACGCATTACAAGAAAATGCGTGAGAAGGTGTTGCATCGTGACAACTTTACGTGCTTCTATTGTGGGCAAGAAGCAAACACTGCTGATCACTTGATACCAATCAGTAAAGGTGGAATCAGTAGTGAAGACAATATGGTTGCGTGTTGCACTCGATGCAACAGTGGTAAACGAGATCGCATAACCCCCGGGGGTTTTTTTGTGCGTAATGGAAAAC